TCTGATCAGTCACCGAAGTGTTTCTCCAATACATCTAGTCTTTCTTCTTCCTTAGCAATCATATCAATCTGGTCTTGAACAGCAGCAAGGATATCAGAATGTTCACCGATGCCTACAGGGTTATGTAGGTAGATGTCAATATTTGCTTTTGCCTTTTCGATGTTACCAAGTGCTTGAGCCCTGAGAGCTTTGACAATAGTTCTTCTCATTTGTATAGTCCTTCTTTAATTATTATATCATTTGACGTGAATTTGTCCAATCATTCCTGCACCTTGGTGAGGACCACAGAAGAAATCATAATCTCCTGCATCAACAAATTTAATATCCTGCGATTCACCAGGATTAAACATCAGTGATTCTCTTGACAGGTCAGCTCTTCCCTCAACAATAATGTTGTGAGGTGGAAGCATTCCATTGACAAAGTGTACTGTTTCACCCGCTTCAATAGTGATGTCAGATGGATCAAAAATTAAGTTTCCGTTTGATCCCATACTGACATCCACAGCCCAAGCAGGAAGGGCAAGAATTAGTGTAGCCAGAAAAACAAAAAAGAATTTCATATATCAATTACTTGACTACACTATCTATTCACATCTTATATGTGTCGTCGGACTTTTGTGTTGGAACAATAGTAAATGTACCTGGTTCTACTCTAATGGTTTGACCAGGTGCAGTCTCTGATGCTTTCTTAATCAGATATTCCATGTCACTCTTTGTGACTCCACCACCAGCTGCTGCTCCATTCTTCTTACCAGCCTGGACACCAAACGTTGCTAGAACCCCGGTAAAGACTGAGGCGATGAAGGTGGGGTCGAGCTTCTGCTCTGGGATTCCAAGTGCAGGTGGTAGTTTAATGTACGCCAACGTGAGGATTCCACCGCTCCATACAAGAATACCAAGCCTGACAAAAGTAGACAGAATTGCAAGTTGTTCTTCTTTATCATCTGCCGCCTCTTTAAGTTTACTCAAAGGACCCTTCTTTTTAGGTTCTTCCTTCTTTACTTCCTCTGACATGGTATCTATACAAGGCATTAATATTTAGAAAAAAAGGGGCCGTTTAGCCCCTTGCACCTTGATAAGCTGGTGTCATCATACCACCATCAGGTGGTCCGTCGTCTTCATCCTTACTGGCAAGTGCCAACATAAGGAAGTATGGAGTAATGATGAACACCAGTGTTTGAAACAGTGTCCAATCGTAGGTCATTTATTAGACCCCTTCACTACTGCGATGATAGGAATCAACATTAGTAGTGCTGCTCCTACAAATCCCATCACCAGATACCAGGAATGATTTGACCTGATACTGCGTAGCTACCCATGGCTGCGACGACACCCAGCATGGCTGCCCAACCGTTAATGCGTTCTGCCTTTTCGTTCATTTGTTTTCTCCAAAGTGTTGTTGTAAATAACGACTCTGCCATTTTCATGAGTGAAAATAAGTTCATCATCATGTGCCCAACAGAGTTCTTCGTATAGGGCGTTCAATCTCTCCATGTCTTCATAGAGTTGGTTTGGGTTTGTCATCAATACAAATACTCTTCTTGATCAGATAGGATTACACAATCACTTGTAGGATAGGTGACGCAGAGAAGGCAGAGACCTTCTTCTAGTTGATCGTCATCAAGGAATGATTGCTCTTCGTTGTCAATCGTTCCACTGATTACCTTACCGGCACATGAGGAACATGCTCCGGCTTTACAAGAGTAAGGTAAGTCTAGTCCCGCTTCTTCTCCAGCCTCAAGAATGTATTGATCCTCTTCACAATTGAATGTGGTTTCGGTTCCATCAGGTTGCTGGATGGTAATAGAGTAAGACGCCATCGGTTTCTTGTCTAGGTAATTTATACTACTATATTGTATAAAAGTTACTGACCAATGTCAAGTATGTGTCAGATTCCAAACACACCAAAGAAGAACAAACTTCCAGAAGTTGCGTAGGAAAGAACCGCAGCAACGAAACCAATCATGGCTGTACGGCCATTCAGCTTCTCTGCTTTCTCAGCATATGTTTCATAACCGTAGCGCTCAGCTGCGGTCTGGTCAATGTACATACGAGGCTCTTTAGCCCACATATTTTGCTGACCTTGATCATTAGAACTAACAGTCACAATAAAACTCCTGTGAAGTATTGTTACATTATATATAATTTCTTAACATTTGTCAACACTGTCAGTCTGAATACTGGCACACATCGGGGTTATCTCTACAAAATTCCCTGACATGACCGTGAATATCATGCTCCATCCTGTGATGGTAGGAGATATGCATGAGTTGTATAAAAGAAAGAATCCCTGTACATCCTACGAGAAGGAGTACAAAGGGATTGAATAGAAGTTTAGATATCTTCATCTACTGTGGGGGGATTAGGCCAGTCTGGAGGACACATAGGAACACTGTAAGGATCCTTCGTAACAAAGTCAATGGTTTTTTGTGTAACCAACACTGGAGGTTGTGGACTTGGATCCCATACGGATGGCATGTCCAACCACAATTTACCTGTCTCTTCGTCTGGTGTGATACTCATCACACATAAATCGGGTACTTGATAGTCCATAAAAAAAGAGGGCCACTAGGACCCTCATATTATAACACGTTATTCGTGAATCAGAAACTGAACTTAACGCCCAGCTTACCACCTACGTTCAGGTCATCGAAGTCCTGGTCAGCAGTCAGCATGGAGAGTTCGCCATAAGCACCGAGTCTTTCGGTGATAGCAACGGAAGCGCCAACCTTACCGGAGATTTCGGTTTCGGTCTCTTCGCCGTCAACAGATACCAGAGCAGGACCGCCTTGGACATACCAAGCAGCGGACTCACCCAGGTCACCCTCGTAGCCGACATGCAGATCGGTTACAGCACCACTGTAGTCATCACCGACCCAACCAGCGTTGGTTTCGACGTTGACGTAGGGACCTGCAAGGGCAGCGCCTGCGGAAAGTGCGGAAGCAGACAGAGCTGCGAATACAGATTTGAACATTAGTTTTTACCTCGTTTTTACTTGTGGAATGGTTACCCACAGATGGAAAGGGAATCGACAACTCCCTGTTTGTTACCCTTTGTAAAAATTGACAAAAGGTTAAGTATAAATACCCGTCAAGAACTTGGCGGGGTATTTTGTTGATTCTCTGACGCACCTGATATCCTACCGAGGTAGGGATCAAAGTTCATCAATTCATCAATAGACATCTGGGCTCCAGCCTGTGACCAGAAGTTAAACTGAGCCTGATAGTTACTCTTGTGGAATACCTCCACATGGTCCTGGTGAATACTGGAACCCAGTTCTGTCTTGTATAACAAAAGGGGAATGGCGTAAGTGTTACCCGAGTTGTAGATGAGATCATCAGCAACTGGTCTGGGTCTTACATCATTATCAAGTTTGTACTTGTTACCTCTACAGTGGAGACGAATTAACTTCTCCGCATGATGTCGAGTAATCAAGTAACATGCAGTAGAGAATTCATTGACGAATCTCTTGTGGATTTTGACATGGACATCACCTGTACAGATGATTGAGATCTGACAAACGTCCCAGTCATAAGGAATCTTACCATAGAAGTCCTTCCATGTAAAGTTCCAGAATCTGACTAGATCTAAATCACAGTCATCCTCCATCATGATCGCTACGGGATCACCACTCTCATAGAACTCCTTGATAGCCTTGAGATGTGATGTCACACAACCAATCTCACCCGACTGACACATGTCAGGATACCTACCCTTCAGAATGTCTCCTAGATCGTCTTCACGACCATCGTAAGCGGACACACGGGTATAGTTTTCAATCTCCCAGTACTTAAACTGGTTAGTCATATACTCCCAACGTTCTGGTTGATCATCAAGGTTGATGCAATAGATCTTGGGAAGACCTTGAAGTTTATAAGCACCTTTGTTTCTGTCCATCAAATAGTCTCCCAGTGTCGGGGGTATAAATCTTTGGTATTTAAGTGAGCGTTGTTAGGTCCGAACCAGACTTTAGGTGCAATGACTTTACCAGTGTTTGCCAACCATGCACCCCACCATGAGAATGAAGAGTTGGCAATGATGAAGTCACTACACTGTGTCATCAGGTAGAGATCAATGTAGGAACTATTACCTCTGGAGATAATGAATCTATCTGGTTTGAATAGTTCCTGTTCTGTAGCCCATTCAGGATCGTCTGTGAAGATGATTACATCTCTCCTTACCTCAAACTTACTTAACGCCTTCTCGTACCATTCTAGGGGGAGATTGTGATGATTACCACTATTGATTAGGAAATCACCACGACGTATGTGTAGAGCGATAGGATCGTTGAATACACTTTCTACAATCTCTTTACACTCATCAACAAATGGTTTCTTGAATGTAAAGTCCTTACGGATCTCATCAGAGATGTGTTTAAAGTATTTCTCTGTCTGAAAGAATCCAAATAGGTTACAGTTGTCTGGACATTTGTTGAATAGTTTTTCGTCAAACTCAAAACCACCCTCTCGGATGTCCATTGCTTTGATCATACCCCTTTTACAGTCGAGTGTAAAGGGGACATCCAATTCAATATGGAGTTTGTTACCGATACCGTCATCAAAGATCTCATCATGATCGGGGATCATGAAATCATATCCGTTGTGTGTGGCGATACCTTTAGTCGAAGCATACTGGAACATCTGGTTACCCAGTTGTCCCAACTTACCGAGATAGTTAAACGTAATCATTCTTCATCGCATCGAATACTTTGGCAATACCATCTTGAAGATTGGTTGTAGGTAACCACCAGTCTTTGATAAACATATTAGCATCATTCCTCTTATCAAGTTGTACACTGTCCTTTGCAATACCAGGTGTGATCTTGATTGGTCTGTTGATCAGATTAAACTGACCCATGATGATAGCAGCAACTTCCTTGATACTTGAAGAATTAAATGATGTGATATGTAATGGATCTTCAGGTTTGAAGTCTGTGTAATGCATCATGATAGTCTCAAGAGCCTCACAACAATCTTCAGCATACAGGAACTGTCGTTCTTCTGTACCATCCGTCATCATATCAAAGTCACCATG